AAGCACTTTAATCTATAGCCCCATGCTTCTAGGCTATGTGAGCCGTAGAGCCTTTGTGGCATTCCAATAGGTCTTCTTTCATAATCTCGCTCACCAATGTGAGGATAATACAAGCGAGACAGAGTAAGTGTGTCAAGGTAATTACCTCTTGGTGCAAACTCTGGAAACTGTTCTTTAAGAAGTGGTACATCGTATCCCAGAATATTGTGGCCAATAAGAACATCAGCTCGTTCAAGGGTTTTTACTCCTTGAATAACAGCACGTTCTGGCTTGTAGTCGAAGACTTCTGCTTCTTCTACATTAGCGATATCGCGAATCACAATACAGTGAATCGTAGAACCGACACGTAGTAATCCAGTGCTTTCAATATCAAATAATAGTTCAGTTGTCATAGATCGTTTCTACCGCTGGTTTTTCTGTGGATGGGTCTGGATATAATTTCTTATCAATTTTGCGATTAGCATGATTGTTAACTGAGAGTCTGGGATCCTCATCCTCAAAATGAGGTTCAATAGCAATGTCCAGTTCACGCGCTAGCCGTGCTGCTCTACGGAACTCGTCTTTGTAGTAAGGCTCCCAGTCAGAGGCAAGTACAACGATCTTTCGAATGCCCATGATGTGCGCCTGAAAGACAGAAGCAGAGAAGGGATATCGCGTTGAGTAGATAGTTGCACCGGTCATAGGATTGCCTCGCTTGCATGCACCAGCAATGGCATAGCAGACAGGATCAATCTCTACCTGAGAGTCAGTAAGCAGTGAACGCCCATCACCCATGATCTCTCGATCACGCACGATGACACAACCACCAGGACAGGATGGATGTGTTGAGGCAGCTCCAACTGCTTTAGCAATATCAATGAAATGTTGCTCCTTATTTTTTATATAAGTGGGATCACCTTTGGGTGCTGTCATATCACATTTAAGAGTCGATACTCTTATATTAGGTAGTGAAACATATGATTGCGGATACATGGATTATTTCAAATTCACTAAAGACATGGAAGAATATGATGATTGGAATCGTATGAATGACAAAGTAAATTGGACTCGATTAAGTGAATTAGATGGCAAGCATTCGATCAACGATGCGTGGTTAGATTTTGGTACGACTGATCGTGTGCATAGCCCAAGCCATTACACATCAGGTAAGCAGGAAGTGATTGATGTCATCGAAGACACCATCAAGAATGCACCTGACGCAACGCGAGGAATGCTTCAAGGACAAGTAATGAAGTACCTGATGCGTTTATGGCTTAAGGACAACCCGCTTGAAGATGCTAAGAAAGCACGTTGGTATCTCGATCGTCTGATTAGCAAGATGAGTTAGCACCTTACAAATTTAAATATCCCATTTTCACAAGTGAGAGTTTCATGCTCTTGCTTGTGTTCTAGTAGTTTGTTGATGATATAACCAGAAGCAATAGAAGTGTGCTTAAACTCAACTGTAATGCCTTGATCGAACCCTGGCAACTCTGGGTCATACCAATTTACAGGACGCAAATATTCCCATGGATCGAGTCCTTGTGACACCCATGCATTTAGTTCTTCCAAACGTTGAGCAGTCTTAATGATGTGAGCTTCATGCGCAATCTCTATCGGCAGAGACTTAAATTCATTGTTGCTTAGCAGTGCATGCTTCCACATGAGCGTGCCATCTTTATGAATCAGACGACATGGATGCACGCGATTGCCAGATGGCATCGTATAAAAAGCATCAGGAGAAATATGTCTACTCATCACACTTCTCCTCTGTGCTCTTCGTAGTGCTCTAGATCTTTGTACCAGTTATCACCAGCATACTCATTGTATATAACCCTACCAATGTCACGGAAGGTGTTATGGAATAGAGTAACCTTATCAATGTCGCTAATGGTTGCATCCAAAGGTGGGCCATAGATCAATACATTCCAGGTTGAAGGGCAAACTGGTTCAAAGCCCTTAGAAGTAGCTCGAAGTTGCTTAATACGACGAAAAGGAATACAAACAGGATAATCCCATATAACCGGAGTCGCTCTGACGATTTCTGATGCACTAGTAAAAAATACAAAACTGTTTATATGATTGTTGCGATACTCATTAATAGTTTTGTTTAACCACACACGAGTGTTTCGCACTGCACCCTTAGGTGCAACCCAGACATTCCCATGCCAGTGCTCCTGCAGTGGATTTGTTTCCAATGAAGGTATAGACGTGGCATCTACTAGTACCTGTTGAACAGGATCAGACGTAGGGTCATAGTCAATAGAGCCCATCACTTGACGAGCTCTTTCAATTAACTGAGGTGTTGGGTAAAGAGGTAGTTTTAAACCACTCTCTTTAAGCTTAGCTTGTAAATTCTGCTGCGAGCGCTCGGAAGCCTTCTTGGCTCCCACCTGCTTCGACTGCAAATGTTCTTGTTCCAGCATCACTGATCAAGGTAATTAGTACATTTTTTGACCAGTCATTTTCATCAATCTCTTCCAGCAGTTTGCGCAGGAATTCAACAACATCGCTGTCCTCATTAGCTTCGGCAGCATTGATGTCAGCTTCTAATGAAGTGCCTGACATAAATGTGGTTGAGTCGTTACACAGATTGATTACCAATGCCCCTGCACCCTCTGCAAGCACACCGTTTGAGGCAATATTAATTAGATCAGTGAGGATTAGTTCGGCAGTAGCCGCAAGAAACTTTTGTTCTTGCTCTTTCTCCTCACCAAACTTATCTGATTGAATTAATTGTTGTAGTAGATCTGTGCGTCTAGACATAATGTAATGACTCTTTTAATAGGATAAGTAAATTAAAACTCTGACGTGGGATCTTCGTCATCAGTTTGATGATCTTCAGGCTGCTCAAATAGTCCTGGAGACTCGGGTTTTGTCTGACTAATGTGTCGTCCTTTGAGCATGTCAACCATGACAGCTTCGAAACGCTCATCAAACATAGAGTTTGGATTAAGTATAAGATCCTCACGTTGATCCAGTCCTTCAGCTAAAGCCATTTTTTCTTGCTCTTTTACTGCTTGCTGAATGACGTACTCAGCTATTTGTTGCCTAAGTGTGTGGAGTTCACATGCGAGTTCAAAACTTTCTAGATAGCTATCATGATCTACAAATACCCCAATATTTTGAGGAATAAGATGGAAGGGATTGCAACAATACTTGTTCCCACAAGTAGTTTTAACACCAGTGAATCCAAGATCACCCCATGTAAACCACATCGCAACACGTTGAGGATGGTGCTGCGTCGATGATGAGATGCCATGTCGTCTCCATGCAAATTGTGGCTGCTTCGTTCTTTTGTTAATGCATCCGTTCCATTCCCAGCATTCATCTGGGTCAGCCATATCAACCAGCGACCAGAACCTGAGTGCTTTAACTCGATTCTTTTTAAGTAACTTAGAAATGTCAAAGGACATTCGCCCTTCACGCGCACCAGCTACGCAACGAACGCACGCTTGGTGACTGTCGTAACGCATGCTGTGGGTAGAGAACCTACCGAGAGAATGTCCTGAGTACAGGCAAAGCTCTCCCTCCTCAGCTGTATTAGACATCTGCTTGACGCGCCTGCCGTAAGCATGGCCGCCAACTTTTTTAGAAGGTTGAGCTTCAGCCATTAGAAAGATCCCTCAGGATTTACATAAGTTCCACCATGAGTGGGGTATTGATCCTCTGTATTCAGTGATTCGAGTTGATTATTAATCATGTATTCGTAACGAGTTGAGTTCTCGTATTTAATTCGAACTAGTTTTGAGCTCGGAGTGTAATACTCAGGTCGTCCAACGACTAAAGCATTCATCCCATTAGTTTGTACACAGACACGCAGCCCAATCTTGATATCAGAAGCAAGCATATTAATACCTTATATATTGTTTAGTTTAATTAGAAGTCGTTCAAAATATGGGATTCATCTAAAGGATCATCCTTTGGACGTTGCCAAATACGAATCGATTTAGATTTACCATTAGCGTCTTTCCTGCTTGTTACCAAGCGACGCCAGCCCATTGACTGAAGTACATCAGCAACACGGCGTCCTTCACGACGTGACTGATTGCGAGGGTCAAGCTCCAGTGCATGAGTAAGCACGTCGGCTGCAGTGACCTCTTGCTTGATTGCAACGTAAGCTCCAATCTTGTCTAACCAAGGATCTGGATCACCAAACTCTTGGATGTATTCAGAGATTGCAGCAATTTCACCAC